GGGCTATCAACGTACTTGCCCGGTACGGTTAGCACCGTTCCATCATCCAACGTTTTAAATGGATAAATACGTGTAACGAGATTTGACTGATCAACCGTCACTGTTAAACCGGTTAGATTTTTCTTGTATGCTACAAGTACGCCATCATCAGTTCCACGTCTAGCACGCATGGTCAAGTTGAAGTTATCACGCTCAATCTCTCCGCCCCAGTTATCCAAGATGGAGCCATCGACACCGGCAATCATCTGCAGCGGATTGTTGCGATATAGTTTCGTACTGCTGGATGTCGTTGTATTATCACTCGATAGCATAAAGCGTGTCGAATACGCAAGGCTGGACTGGATCGCTTGCATGGCTTCTGCTGTCGTCGCGCTATTCAGCTCAAGCGACTCAATAAAATTTTGCGCCAAGTCATACGTAATATGCTGCGCGTAGATGGTGATCTTATTGTCCGCCTGATCCTTGACGTGTTTGTAAATTCGGAACAGCTGATCGTCCTGCTTGTCATTAGCTTTTGCTTTGATGATCATGCCATCGTCAATCTGATCGGAAAATTGGCCGTCCACGTCGTATTCTAGCTGCAGCTCACACGTACTGTTCATTTCTTCCGTGACCGTAGCCGAAATCGTATCACTCAAGAGGCCAATACCATTATGCGTGAAATCCGTTTCGTCATGCGCATATAAACGCGGTATCATTATAGCCACCTCCATCGCGGTAAAATCTCAAGTTTTGTGATGTCTCCATCGAACGTAACCGTTTGCTGACCTGTACCGATTACTGGAAAATCACCGACCATATGATTATTCATGTTTTGAATCAAGCCATTATCAGTCGTCAGATACGCATTTTTCATCGCGCAATCAATCTCGATAAAACTTCCAATGCCGATCAGCGTCACCATCTGACCTCCGATATAAAAACGACCGGACCCATTGAGATACGCCTTGATGTAAGGCTCACTTTCGTAGCCAGGATTGATCAAAACAGTTTGATCAGTGATTGTCTTAATGGACGTGTCAGTGCTATAAACAAACGGATCGAGCGTAAATGTTACAGGAAATGAGCCATAGTAAAGATCTTCGTTGCCTGCATCATCTACACTGACGGATTTAATTTTGCGATAGACACCCGGATCATCTTCAAATTCAAGTACTTGTGCTCTAAAAAGGGCCATCTTAAATGTTCGATAAGCAGTCGCAAAAGGCACGTCTGATTCCAGATAATTAAACTCGGGTTTAAATGTCACATCATTGAATGCATACTTTTTAGTCAGCGATCCATGCCGACCGCGAACAATGATGTGTTCAACGTCCTGTTCAGCTGTCGGAATCGCCGGGCGTTCTGTCAAACTCATGTGATACTGCTCAATTGACATACTATCAAGTCGCATAAGCTGTCCCACCTACCGCCGCAGCCTTACGATCGGCTTTCCAATTGATAACATCGCTGACTTCTTCTGCGATTTTTTTAATATCATCATTGCCTCGCACTGTCGCATTAATTGTGATGTTGTTGTTATTCGTGACTTGTGATGCAAGCTGTTTCTGCGCCATTTGTGGCAAATTTGAGAGCATTCGATTCGCAACGGCATCAGCAAAAGGATTCATCGCGTTTCCGACAAGCGGAAGCGCCGCCTCTTTTCCTGCTTCACCAATACCGATTACTGATGCTTGATCAAAGATACCGCCATTAGCGTACCAATCTACTGATAGATGCGGAACAGAAGGTGGCTTCAAACTAAACTTCCCTGAAAATTTAAAGTGCGGTAGAGGTGGCATATCAATGTGTGGCAAGCTCAGGTGCAATCCCGTGAAAAATCCTTTGATCCCATTAATTATTTTACCCACTGCGCTCTTTGCCGCATTCATCGGTCCTGTAATGGCTGACTTAATTCCATTCCACACACTTGATGTGACGGAATGGATACCGTTCCATGCACCACTTACAATAGATCGAACGACACCGACAGCTCCCGATACTGCAGACTTAATCCCGCCCCAAACACTTGAAATAGTTCCGTGAATACCGTTCCAAACGCTTGAAGTAACACTTCTAATTCCGTTCCAAACGGAAGAAACAATAGAATGAACAACATTCACTGCCGCAGAAACACCTGATTTAATGCCATTCCAAACAGAGGTAATAACACCTTTAATACCATTCCAAATGCTTGAAGTAACACTTCTTATTCCATTCCATATTGACGAAATAACGCTGCTAATCGCTGAAAATACAGGTGTTGCGAATGCTTTAATCCCATTCCAAACGCTCATTAGAAAAGATGAAATAGCATTCCAAACTGACATTGCAACATTCTTAATTCCGTTCCATAGGCTACTAAAAAATGTCGCAATTGGCTGCCATATTGGGCGAGTTAAGGCTACAAGAATATTCCACGCGGCAATAAGCAAAGAAGAAATCAAAGTCCATGCGCTTTGAAAAATAGAAGCGACCAATGCCCAAATGAATTGGAATACCGTTACAATTCCCCCCCATATTGACCGTGCGGTTGCAACGATCCCATTCCATAATCCAGTAAAGAATCCTGAAATTCCGTTCCATACGGACGTCGCAACAGAACTAATCCCTTGCCATAGACCCGTGAAGAAACCGGCTATACTTCCCCATACGATTTGCGCGACCGCAACAATCCCTTGCCATAGTCCGCTAAGCCATCCGGTAAAGGCTGACCAGATTCCCCGTAACCAGGTCGTGATTGCACCCCAGTTTCTTATAATTGCAATTACAGCTACAACCGCAGCAATGATGGCCAAGATACCAAGGACAACCGGCCAAAAGGCAAAGGATAAGGCTCCGATCGACACGGTAAGAACTCCATTAACAACCGAAAAAGCACTAAAAATGATAATTAATGCAGCGATAACTGGCGCTAAAAGTGTCAGTGCCGCGATTAATCCCCCGATGATTTCAATTGCCAGACGGACAGGACCCGGAAGTTTACCAAACCATGCAGCTAATTCGCTGACCATTTCGATTACTGGCTGCAGGTCTTGGATTAAATCGCTGCCGATCGTCTTCATTTCATCCTGAAGTTCTCGAAGCGACTGGTTCCACTTTTCACCCGGGGAACGTTTATTAAATGCATCTGCTTTTCCGGACACATCATCCATGGCATGCCCGGTCTTACTAAACGCCGTGACTGCCTTATCCCCTAAATCCTCAAACTGGGTACCCATCGCAGTATTGCCCAACATATACTTTTTCTGGTGATTCGTGGTATTCGCAACATCTTTGTTTATCGATTGAAAAACCTCAGAAGCTGTTGCTTTACCGTCCTGGTATTTCTTAAAGAGGTCCTGCGTATCACTCGAATAGCTTTTGATAGATTTCTTAATCGTTCCGTCCTTTAAACGGATCCCAAATTCTTTAACCGCATCAGCTGCTTTGTCCGTGTTAAAGGCACCGCTACTCATGCCTTGGCTGATCACATTAAGCATGTCCTTTGCGCTGAAACCTGCTTGCGCAAACTGTGGCGAGTATTCGTTCAGCGTATCCAGAAAATCATCAGACTTGTTCAATCCATTTTGAAAACCCGCAGCGATTAAATCGAGCGATTGGTCCGACGACACGCCGAAATGATTCATCAGTTGAGATGCCGCACGAACGTTTTCATTCACATCGGTATCCGTATGCTTACCGATACCGATCACCTTGTTCGTCACTTTCTCAAGATCGGCATTGTTCAGATCGCCCATATAGCTTTTAACATCCTGGACGGCCTTCGATGCTGAGTCCATTGATTCCGTTACGCCCCGTTCAAAGACGCGGTTAACGACGTCCTGCACCTTTTCAGCTTCGCCTGCAGTCATGTTGAAATTTGCCTGGATATCGACCTGGCTGTCTGAAATTTCAGACGCACCTTCAATCGCAGACTTTCCAACTTCAATCAACTTATCGCCAATTGCCGTCAACTTCTCACTCGCACCCATGAACAGCCCGGCTGATAACTTCTTACCGAGACTGTCCATGCTTTCGGCTGCATCGGATCCACTCGACTTAATCTTTTCAAGCTCGTTGTCCATGTTCGCTATGGAGGACTTGGCTGCGTTCAAACGTGCGGCCATCTGATTGGCTTCCGTCGAGTTCTTCCCGTATTCCTGTTCCGTTAAGGACAACTGCTGCTCGAGATTAGCAATGGCCTGCTTTGTAATCGTCGCCTGCTGCTGGACGTGATTCTGTGCCGCAGCCATCTTCTCGGCTTCGGACGCATTCGCACCGAGTTTCGCCTTCTGCAGGTCATATTCGCTTGACAGGCGTTTACTGGAGGATTCAAGCTGTGTCTCGGCTGTCTTCAATTCATTCAGTGCTTGACGACGTCGATCAGACTCGTTTGTTGCTTCAGACTCCGCTGCTTTCGCCTTATCAAGCTGTGCCGAGGTCTGGGAGATTCGGTTGGCCAATTGCTGTTCAGCGATCTGAGCACGTCTCAGAGCTGTTTCCATGCGTGCGGTTTCTTCGGAATTTTCTCCAAATTGGCGTTTAACAGCAACCAATTGTTCGGCAGTCGATTGTGTCTTTTGCTGAGCAAGGGCATATTGCCGCTGCAGGCTTTCCAAATTGGTCCCAAGCTTGTCAGATTCGCTACCAGTAAGCTTCAATTGTTCTTGCTGTAACTTTAATTCCTGCCGAAGCTTCTTCCCCTCGGTATTCATTTCGCTTATGCCTTTATTGAATTCCTGATTGAAAACTCGAAACGTCACTTTAGGATCGTCATTTGCCATTTTTCTTCGCCTGCCTTTCTTCCTCAGCCGTCCGCCACGCATCTATTGCTGATCGATTTTCCGCGATTAATTGCACTGTCGATAAAGGCAAATGCCAGAAATCGTGTGGTTCAATGTCAAAAATAAAAACGTAGAGAGCATATAAGTCCTCCACGTTTTCAACCACGATTTCCGGCACTCTCAGTTTTTTCCCTTACCACCTGCTGCCTTTTGCATAAAGTTTTGTTGAAACTTCTTCTTTGCCTTTTTTGAAATAACCGAATAGTAAATCGGCATCCCGACTTCAATGTCAAGATCATAATTTGCGAGAAAATCATTGTAGGACATGACATCCTTTGGATTAGCTTGACGATACGCTGCGTACACTGCTTGCAAAACAGAAATAGGGTCAAGGTCCATATCTTCCTTGTTTTTTTTAGGTAGAAAACCTTGAAGGAATGTTCCATCAATGACTCCTTCTTTTTGCAATTGAAAAAGGGTCAAAGCGCTAACGTTTTCGTCAGCATCTTTGACCGTTTCATCTCTAAATTCAATTTGAAACAAGACGATTCACTCTCCTTAGGAGTCCATTACTTCACAAGTTCCAAGTTTAGTAGGATCTGATTGAGACTTTGCTGTAATTGTAGCTGTTCCTGCAGCAATTTTTGTCACTACACCTGCCCCACTGACAGTCGCAATAGCGGTATCGGAGCTTGTCCAAGTAACCAATTTATTTGATGCCTCTACAGGAGCTACAGCAGCTACGAGAGACGCTGTTTCACCAACTGTAAGATTCACAGTCGAAGGAGCTACAGAAACGCCAGTAACGGCAACTGTAGCACCCTGAGCAACAAGCTCATATCCAAAGGCTTGATCCCATTGAGTCGCAATGGACGGATCCTGTAATTCCTCAACAAGCGCCTCATAGTAGCATTTTTTGTTTGGATCTACCATGGCCGAAATCTTCAATTCAAGTTCAGCAACTTCATCTTGTCCATTTTCTACATGCAAAAGCAAACCGGTATCACTTGAGCAGTTCGGCCATGCCATTTTTTTTGTCAGGTTTTGAAATTCATCTAGGGCATCTGCAGTAAGAATAAACGGCAATCCCTTTGAATCAGATCCATAGGCATATACGCCAGGTTTTAGACCTGTATTTGATAATCCGAAAAGCTTTCGATATGGAGCGACTTTAACATGCATGTTCAGTGTCAGGGCCATTTTTTGTGGGGTAGATTTGCTTTTTACTTCAACCCCTTCAACCTTCTTTACAAGAGTTGAAAGAGTTGTTTCACCCTCAATTTCGCCAAGTCCACCAAAAACAATAGATTGCTCATCGCCTTCAAATTTAATTCCGACATTTGTGACTCGTGTTAAGTCAAATTCTTCAACCGTTGTTTGTGGCAAAGTATTCAACCTCCTAATAATTTATTTATTTCATTGTCTACAGCGATATTCAAGTCAGCTGATATTCTTCCTCGAACAGCTGTTAATCCACTATTCATAAAATGCTTAGGCTCTTTGCGCTTCGATGTACCAATGCCAAGGTCAGGGTACTTAATATAATTAAACTTCGGTCGCGGTCGGATCGTGAATTGCAAGTTATCGTGCTTGACGGTTAACGCATTGCTCATGCGTGCGTGCGCCTT